ATGACCACCGACCATAAACGCGATGTTCTGACCGAGTCAGAGTTGAACAAGCTCGCCGCGGCAATGCCGGATCGCCTGCGCGCCAGTGTCATCCTCTCCGCGTGGTGCGGACTCCGATGGGCGGAGACCTCGGAACTGCGCCGTAAAGATGTATCCGAGGATGCGGCTCTGCTGAAGATTGGCCGTGCGGTCACCGGTCATGCCGGAAAGTCGACTGCCGTGCTTGCCAAGTCTCCGGGTCGTGATGTTGATGTTCCGGCACGTATTCGTCCGATGTTGCTGGCGCACATGAAGTCTCACGTCGGCTCCGGTGCAGAGGCGCTGCTGTTCCCTGCCGACGATGGGGGATGGCTTCGTGCTGATCTGTATCGTCCACAATGGGAGGCGGCGCGGAAGGGCATCGGGCAGAGCGCACTTCGGGTTCACGACCTACGGAATTTTGGCGCCCGGTCCGTATGAAAAAGCTGAACAACGTCGACCGTGCACTGACCCCGCAGCCGGAACCTGACCAGTGGACCGAGCAGGACGAGCAGACAGAGGACACCGGCAAGCCGTCCAAGCTAATCCTCGGTCCCCGCGCCGATGCACTGTTCTCGGCTGCCCACGCGGCTGGCGAGGCGTTGCGCCGGGTACGCCGAGGTGCCACACAGGTCGTACCCGATCCACCGCCCCGGAAGTGGACGATCACTGAAGAGTTCGACTACGACGCCACGGTTCAGAAGATCGATAACCGCGAGCCATACGACTACTACGACTTCCTAGAGGTCATGAAACGGGTCACCAGCGGCAAGCGGAAGCGGCAACAAGTCGCGCCCGAGTGGCGGGAACTGCCGAACTACCCCGGCTATCTACTGCACTCGGTGACGCGGGAATTGTGGCGGTCCGCAAGGGAAGTGCCGCTTCCCAATGGCAATATCCGCCGTTATCCCGCCAAAGTGGTCCAAGCTTTCAACGGTTCGTTCAGTCTCTCGGTCGGCGGCGTGAGGTCATCGCGTGGCGTTCAATCCCTCTGGGCGGAAACGTTTCCCGATTATGCCGGCAGAAAGACGAAGGCTGCCCAGATCCGACCGCGCCGCGACGAGTTCGACTACTACCACGGTCTGCGGGAATGGCTTGCCGAGGGCGGCGCAGGAATCGTCACGCGGCCAAATTAGCTTTTTCCTTGGCCGCCGCCAATAGGTAGAGGAACGTTTCCTCGCCGTTTTTTGTGCGCGAAAACTCTGTGCACACCATCGAATCATCTTTAGGAGGTCGCTTTGTCCTGCGGACATAACGACATATATACGAACGGCGGTTGCAAGACCTGCGACCGCGTGAACCAAGAACGCTATCGCCGCCGTCGTCGACTGGCCATGGCGCTATTACATGCCGCAGAGGCCCGTGGCATGTCGGGGACGGAAGCCATTGCCGCAATTCAGCATATCGACTATGCGACTCTCCAGGCCTGTCAGTCGACGGGTCTCCGATGACCGATGAGTGACAGTGCTGACCAGATCGCTCGCGAAATCCAGCGCCAGGTTGAGGTTCAAGGTGAACCCGAGTTGCGCAGGGAATTAAAGAAATACGCTGAAGAGGTCAAGGCATACGCCGTCTCGATCAGCCCGTACGACCCCACCGACGAACCGCCGCACTACCGCGATCAGTGGGCGGCTCGGTTGCGGACCCTGCGGGGCCGCCTGCCATCGGCCCGGGTCGAGAACAAGTCGAAAATAGCCCACCTAGTCGAGGACGGTACAGCGGAATATGAACGGCCCCAGGGTGGGTCAAGCCCAGCCGCGCACGTTGCGGCCAGGACCGCGTTCCACTTCGGCGGCACCCCAGACCATGGCGGCACAGGAGAAGGTGAAGCGTGAAGGTGGACATAGGAAGCGGCACGCCCATCTACGTCTCGTCTCGGCGGGACGGCGGCATCAGTCTGCACCAGGGCGCATCAAAGATATTCATGGGCATCGATGAGCTGAATGCAGTTCTCGACGCTATCAACGACGAGCAGGGACGCTGGAAAGCGACAGGGAAATATGAAGGTCATTCATCACGGCAACCTCGGTGAATACAAAGACGGTAAAAAGCTGTACGCATCACTGCCGGTGGAATTAGCGCGCGACCAGGGGTTAACAGCCAATGCGGCTCGTGTAGCGCTGTTCGTGTGGTCGCACAAAGAGAGCTATACGCAGTCGGCGGCGCTGGTAGCCAAGGCGCTGGGCATGCACCGCGACACCGTCGCGAACGCTCTAGCGAATCTGCAGGACCGCGGATGGCTGGTGCGCGAGCAGGTTTGGCGACCCGGCAAGGCGAAGCCTTCCAGTGAAGTCTGGCACTTGCAGATGTCGAACACGCCGTTTACCGACGATGCAAAGCGCACGTTGCGGGGCGACAACATGCCCAAAAATCCGGCATCCTCTGACGGCAACATGCCCAAAAATCCGGCACCACCCTGCCTAGAAATTAGGCACCCACCTGCCCAAGAATTAGGCACATTAGTAGTGAACACTAGTAGTGCACGAAGTGCAGACTACTTAAGTAGTACAACAGAACGTGCCGAAAAGACGGGCACGTTCGACGCCGAGTACGCCGCCTACGTAGAACACGTGATGGCCTCGGGGGAATCGCCTCCCGATGTGTGGGACTCTGAGCCGACTGATGACCCATGGGGTGGCGAGCCGCAGTAGGGGGCGGGGGCGCTGCCGCGCCGCCTGAGAGTTGCGGTATCGAGGTTGTGGGTTCGGGTGGTGGTCCACTTCCCTGGTCAGCCCATGACAAAGCTACCCCCCCGAAACATAGATTATCTACCTAATTCACTCGCACCGTCTTCCGGCTGCCAACTCAAACAGGGAACAACACTGAAAATTACTGAACAGCTTCACGTCAGCCCAACCAACGGGCGACGGAAAATCAATCTCACCCAATACCGCTCGGATAGAGGTCACACCATCACGGTCACGCCCGAACTGGCGTTGTTGATAGCTGACGCGATTGTCGACACCGTCGAGATGATCACCCGATGATGCCTGTAGGCATCGTTATCGTCCTTTCAGACGGTAGCCAGCGCACGATCCCGCTCAAGGCGGGGAGTTGGTCCGGTTCGGGCTTTCGTGCCGCCGTAGAGCTGGACGGCGAGCGCCACGTGATCCACGTGGACACCGTCCGCACCTGATATACCTCCGCACCCGTCGAGTTCCCCTCCGGGTGCGGTCCTACTTCCGACGCGGTTTTCAAAAGGATCTCAGCGGTCGCTTCGCGCGCCTCCCGCTGGGACGCGCGTTGATCTGCTCCGTGTCGGAAACCCCCCGCCGTCAAGCCGTTTGGAAACGCGGCGTGCGCCTCGGTGGTCGTGCCAGACCTCTCTCATGAGAAAAGCCGGGGCAGCGGCGGGGCCTCAACTCCGTGACATCTGCTGTCGAATCGCGATGTCTATCAATCTATTTCATTCTCCGAGGGGAGATCAATTGTCGATCCGTATTGACGTTATCGCCGAGATCAACGAAAAGCGCCTGAAGGACCAATCGGAGAAGCTTCGCCGCGACGTGGACCGCGACCTGACGGCCGAATTCAATCAAATCGGCGTCAACGCAGGCAATTCCATGGCGCAGGGCCTAGCGCAATCCTCCGGTTCCGTCCAGAAGGAATTGCGCCGCAGCGTCGAAGCCTCGCAGGCTGCGGCGCTTAAGGAGCTTGGGTTAGAGACAGCTCGCCGCAAAGTCGATGCAGCATCTCGCGCAGCGATGAGGACCGAGCAGCTTCTCAACGACGCTCGGCGTGGACACGTCCGCGATCTCGACACCGAAACGAAGTTAGAGGCCAAGCACGCCGCACAACTTGCGCAAGTCTCCTCGCTATCGGAGAAGGCAGCCCGCGCCGAGATCGCGCACACGAAGGCGCTCAACGCTCGTGCCGATGCCGAGCGTCGCCTCCATCGTGGCCGCCGTGACGCGGCTTCGCGCGCCGGTGTGGGTAGCAACCTCGCCGCTGGCGGTATGTCGTTGGTGTGGGCGGGTGCGGGGCCGCTGCTGCTTGCTGCTGCTGGTGCCGCCGCGTCACTGACCGGTGCGATTGCCTTGATGCCAGGTGTGATCGGCGCAGCCGGTACCGCGTTTGGTGCTATCGCTCTCGGCGTCCACGGGTTCGGCGACGCGATGAAGGAGACCGACCCGGCGAAGTTCGCCGCCGCCTTGCAAACCCTGTCGCCGAACGCCCGCGAAGCCGCACAGTCAATCAAGTCCATCATGCCCGTGCTGCACGACCTCCAGAAGTCCACGCAGGATTCCCTATTCAAGGGTGTCGGCGGTGAATTGACCGCACTGACCGAGACTTTCAGGGCACCACTACAGGGCCTCACCACGAGCGTGGCCGGTTCGTTCAATCAGGCGTTCCGTGCCATCGGTGCCGAACTGATGCAGCCGGAAAGCGCAGCCGCTCTGGGCCACGTCTTCGACAATATCTCGACCGCGTTCACGCAGATCGCGCCAGCCGCGCGCAGCTTCACCGACGCCCTAGTCAGGATCACCAGTGTCGGTTCGGATTTCTTCCCGGGAATGGCCAAGGCTCTTAGCGATGCTGCGGCCAAGTTCGCGAGTTTCATCGAGACCGCCCAGCGCACCGGACAGCTCAAGCAATGGATCTCGGAGGCACTGGACACCCTGAAGGTGCTGGGCGGCGTCGTCGTCAGTGTCGGCAAGGCGTTCGGGTCTCTGGCCCCCGCAGCCCGCGAGATACTGCCGCCCATCGCAGACATGCTGGAGAAGATCGCGGGCGTCCTGCGCGATCATCCATCCCTGATCTATGCGGTGGTCGGCGCGTTCACCGCGTGGAAGACCACTGAAGGCGTCGCCTCATTGACGACGGCATTGCGCACTGTCTCAACACTTCTCGGGGTCACGATCCCCGCGTCAGCCGCAGCCGGCGCCGCCGCGACAAGTGCAGCGTGGGCACCGGTCCTCGCATCACTCGCCAAGTGGGCACCCGCGCTCGGTGTCGGTGCGATGCCCGACCAGCAGAACGCCGCCGACATGGGACTCATCCTGCCGGGTATCCCGCAGCTTGGCGGTGGCCCTGGTGCTCAGCGTCAACGCCGTGGCGTCGATGATCCCGCCGCCCCACCCGCCGCAGCACCGACCGGCCCCGGTTTCCTGGGCGGCTCGGTTGGTGTGCCTCATCCCACCGGGCCAAGCTGGTCGTTACCGGGCAACATCTTCGGATCGTCAAACACCTCTAACGGAGGTGGCTCGTCATCGAGTGGTTACAGCGGCCACGTAGAGGACACCCACGGCGCACTCGTGCCGAACGCTGAGCTCCTGAAACAAGCGCTGCAACAACTGTTTCCTGGTGTGCAGATCGGCGGTTACCGAGCACCGGACGGCTACAACGAGCACTCCAGCGGTGAAGCACTCGACATCATGGTCGGCGGCAACACAGCCCTCGGCAACGTCGTCAATCAGTGGTTGCTCCGAAACGCCGATGCCTTTGGCTTGCAATACGATTTGTGGCAACAGGCAGAGTGGGACCCGAACGGCACGGTCAAACCGATGGCCGACCGAGGTTCACCCACCCAGAACCACCGCGACCACGTCCACGCTCGCGTCCGCCCTGGTGCTCCCGAGTCCGGCAACTACATGCCGGTCGGTTCGCAAGAGTGGAACTTCAACGGGACAACGCCTGTCCGCGTGGAATCGTTTGGCTCGCAGGCCAGCCAGACCATGCAACAGAGCATCGGTGCGGGATTGGACTCTGACTTCGGCATCGGCAAGGGTCTCCCCGGCATCTTCGAAAGCCTCACGAAAATGTTGGCGAACCTCGCCATGGCCCCGATCCTCGGCGCGCTCTCCGGTGTGACGGGTGCCTTCGGCTCGGCGGGTCCCGGCTCTGGTCTGCTCGGTGCGCTCGCACCGCGTCAGAACGCCTTTGCTCAACAGATGCCAGATGCGCTCGGGCGCATCTCATCGCAGTCCGGTGGATCGTCCTCTGGCGGGCTGGCAAGCCTGTTCAGCGGTACCAGTACCCCGCAGGCCGGTTCGTCGGCATATGGCGACATGAATAGTCCGCAATCGTCCTCTCCGGGCCTCGGCACGTTGGGTTCAGCCGCATCGGGTGCCTCCTACAGCCCCGGCGCGGGATGGAACCTGCCGAACGCCACCGGCTCACGCAACACCGCGCCTCGCGGTATCCCGCTCGGTCAGGGGATGCCGCAGTCTTCCGGCATCAGTATCGGCAAGGGCGGTGTGCTCGGCCTGATCGGCTCGGCGGCAACATCGGCTGCCGGTTTGGCCGCTGGCATGGGTTCCATGGGTGGCGGTGGTGCAGCGGCTTCGGCTGCCGCCCAGATCGGTATCGATGAACTCAATCGCGCCATCGGCTTTGGTGCGCAAGCGGTCGGTATCGGTGTTCAAGGTCTGATGGAGACGTTCCTACCCGTCGAATCGCAGCTAGCCGACCCAACGCGTGGGTGGTTTGGCCGCATCCTCGGTGGTGTCGCTGGTATCCGACCAGTCGCTGAAAACCTCGCTGGCGCAATGGGCAAGGGCGACAGGGCCAACACGGCGGGTAACGGTGATCAGCCACCGCTAACCGACGAACAGGTTGCCAAGCAGCGAGACCGAATCGGTTCCTCTGCAACCAACAACACGAACGTCGGCGGCGTCACCGTTAACGCCGAGCTTCATGGCCAACCCGACGCCAACGCGCAAGCGCTGCAGAATTTGACCACCCAATCATGGGCGGGGCAGAAGCGTTAAGCGACCCTGCCTCGGCTGTGGTCGGCTCTCGCCGAACACCCGCTGTCCAAGCTGCACACGCGAGTACCGCACCGCCCGCTGGGAACACCCCGCCTTAGAGCGTGGGGCACACCTAGCGGGCGTTGCGCGCTCCGCATCCTGTGCGATGGCGCACCCGCGACCACGTGGGACCACATCGACGGTGACGCCACCAACCACGCGATCACCAATCGCCAACCATCTTGCCGCTCATGTAACTCAGCCAAGGGCGGCCACTAGACCACCCGGCGGGGTTCGTAGGGGTACTTGCCCCGCCGGGTCTACACCTCTCGGGAGACCAACATTACGGACGCCTATAGGTGGCGTTGAGCGCTGGGCCAAAGGTCTCTGCGAATCTCAAGCCGCTACCCCCGAAGCGTTCACCAGTCCCGTGGATCGAACACGCCACGGGGGAGAAGCTTTACACCTGGCAGCGCGAACTACTGCGCGAGTTGACCGCACCTGATCGGCCCCGAGTTTATTACGCCCAGATCGCACGTAAGAACGGAAAGACCCGGGCCGCAGCATGTTTGGGACTGCTGGAGATATGCCTCAAGAAACAGCGCCACGTCTACGCCATCTCCGACAGCGAGCGCAACCTCAACAGCGTATTGATGCGCGAGCTACACGACTTGATCAACGGCTCCGAACATCTGCGCCATTCATTGTGGATCTTCAAAGACAAGATCGAATGCCCCGAGACTGGCTCATTCATTCAAGTCAGACCGGGCAACTTCAAAGCCGCACAGGGCATTAACCCGCATCTCGTCCTCGCTGATGAGGTCCACCTCCTGCCGTCCGAAGTGTGGGACGGGATGCAACAGGCGGGCCGCGCACGTACCGACGCCTTGCTGTTCGGCATCACCACGCCGGGTTACGACCTGACGTGTCGGGCGCACGAGCTTTACCAATCGGTGAAGTCCGGTGACCTACCGGGGCGCATCTATGAGGCCGATCCCGCTCTACCGCTTGATGACAGGAACAACTGGCGGGTGGCCAACCCGTGCATCGGCCGGCCCGGATTCGCCGAGGCGCTGGAGTACGACTACAAGACGCTGCCCGAACACGAGTTCCGGCGATTCGCCCTCGGCTGTTGGACGGCAACGCATTCCGCGTGGTTGCCCTACGGGGCGTGGGACGCGCTCACCACGTACGACGAACCGCCACAAGGTACCCGCGTATGGCTGGGCTTTGACGGTTCCTATTCCGGCGACAGCACCGCACTCGTGGGCTGCACTCAAGACGGGCACCTGTTCGTTGTCGGGTGCTGGGAGAACCCCGGTCGGCAAGGCTGGCGGGTCCCGCGTGATGACGTGTTGGACACCGTGGCCCACGCCTTCGAGCACTTCGACGTGCAAGAACTAGCGTGCGACCCGCCGTATTGGCAGTCCGAGATTGCGCAGTGGGGCGCACGGTGGGGCGACAAGGTCATTGAAATCCCCACCTACAGCGTGGCCCGCATGGGTCCCGCCTGCTCTAGCTTCCACGCCGCCGTGATGGACGGCGCACTCTCGCACAGCGGTGATGCACGTCTGGCCCGCCACGTCAGCAACGCTGTCGTGAGGTCCACGCCGCACGGGGATGTCATCACGAAGCCGGACAAGGATTCCCCGGCCAAGATCGACCTCGCGGTTGCCGCCGTCCTGGCGCACAGCCGCGCCAGTGTCGCCGTGACCAAGCCGAAGGCCAAGCCGTTCGTGCTCTGGTCGGCCTGATCATGCTGCGCCGCAACGAGATCCACGCTCCAAGGTAGCTGGCTGATGCATTCGTGCTGGTCAGAGACTTGCCGGAAAGTCTGAAAGGTTAGCCAGCCTCCCGACCCAGGGGCGGGTTTTCACTCACTCACACCACCAAAACATGCCGTGACCAGCACGGACGCCTTCGCGCGCCCGAAATTCCGGCACTGATCCACCAGTTTGGAGACTCATTGTCCCTGCTCAGGCGCGCTTTTCAGCGTCCACCCGATCCGCCGGCCCCCGCCGAACAGCGCAACTACTCAATCGCTGATCCGCGCGTTGTCGAGTTGTTCGGCGGCAACCGATCACTGACCGGCGTCAACGTTTCCGAGCACAACATGATGGGCGTCGCGGCGGTCTGGCGCTGTGTCCACATCATCGCGGGCGGCATCGCGACCCTGCCGCTGCGGGCCATCCGCGAACACAACGGCATCACCGAGCGCGTCCCGTCCTGGCTCGACAATCCCGCTGGGGGACTGACCCGGTTCGAACTGATTCAGACCACGGTGGCCCACCTACTGCTGTGGGGCAATGCCTACCTCGCCCACGTCTACGGCGGCGCTGGGCAGTTGATGGGCGTCAGCCCGATCCACCCGTCAGCGGTCGGCATCGACGTAGACGACCAGGGCCGCAAAAGCTACCGCGTCTCACTGCTCAACGGCACCACCGAGATGTTCACCGACGCCACCCTGACCCACATCAAGGGTGTCTCCACCGATGGCATCTGCGGTCTGTCACCTCTCCAGTTGGCGCGTAACGGCGCCTTCGGTACCGCGCTCGCGGCGGACCAGGGCGCGGCGAACTTCCACGGCCACGGCCCGACGATCAGCGCCATTGCGTCGTTCGATGAGTCCACCACCAAGGACGACGCAAAAGAACTCGCGGCCCAGATCGACGGGGGTCTGACCGGCCCCGCCAACGCGGGCCGTATCGGGTTCATCAACCGCAACATCCAGATCCATCCCTTCATGGTCAGCAACGAGGACAGCCAATGGCTGGAGTCGCGCGCTTTCCAGAAGTCTGAAATAGCAACGTGGTTCGGCGTCCCCGACAGCCTCGTCGGCCTATCCGAGAAGCAATCTAGTTGGGGCACAGGCATTGCCGAGATGCACAAGGCCATGGCCTCGTGGACGTTCAAGCTGTGGAGTTCTCCACTTGAAGACCGCCTGTCTCTGATCCTGCCGCCCGCAGTGCGAGCCGAGTTCGACTACCGCGCCTTGCTATCCCCGGCACCCGAGGCCGAAATCGGTCTGCTCATCGCCCAAGTCGGGGCGGGCCTGATGTCCACCAACGAGGCACGGCGGGTGCTCAACCTGCCACCCATCGCGGACGCCACCACGACGACACCGGAGGTTCCCCAGTGACCGCCACCCATCTCTATATCGAGTGCCGCTCGGAGATTACCGGCGATACCCTGACCGGCTACGCCTCCACATTCGGAACGTACGCCGATCTCGGCTCCTACGTGGAGACATTCGCGCCCAACGCATTTGATGCGGTGCTGGCCGATACCGCTACAGACGTTCGTGCGTTCTATCAGCACGACTCAGCCATGCTCTTGGGGCGCCAGTCCTCCGGAACGCTGAAACTCTGGACCGATTCGACGGGATTGGGCTATGAACTCGCCCTCCCGAAAACCTCTTACGCCAACGACGTTCGCGAACTCGCTGCGCGTGGAGACCTCTCCGGGATGTCCATCGGGTTCCGACCCGATCAGCAGACCTGGACGAAATTGGGCAGCCGCGATCTGCGGACCCACATCAGTGTCGGTGCCCTAGTGGAGATCTCGCCGGTCAGCGTACCCGCGTACGGCTCCACCACCGCACAACTCCGGTCACTCGACCACATCACCACCACTCAGGCCATCGACGGCCGCACCCAACTGTTCCGCGCTTGGTTCGCGGCACTTACCGAAAGGTACCCATTTGACTAAAGAGCAGATTCTGGCCCGTCTGGCCGAACTGAACACCGCCACCGAGGCCCGCTCGCTCACCGACGAGGAAAACGCCGAGTGGAAGGCCCTGCAAGCCGACATGGGCCGGATCAACGACACCGAACAGTTCCGCGCCTCCTACAAGGCGTACGTGACACCGGCCAACCACGTTGGTGTCCACGTCGGCACCCCGAAGGTCGATGACACCGAGATGCGCGCCTTTAGCGATTATCTCCGCACTGGTAAGGGCAACGCTGATCTGGAGAGCCGCGCGCAGACCGTGGGCAGCAACGCCGGTGGCGGCTACCTGGTCCCGCAGACGATGTTGGATCGCATTGAAACCCGGATGAAGGCGTTCGGTGGGATCGCCAGCGAGGCGCAGGTTGAGGCGACCGATAGTGGTGAAACACTGACGTTTCCGACCAACGACGACACCGCGAATAAGGCGGTCATTGTGGGGGAGAACGCAACCCCGACTAGTGGTGGTGCGGATCTGACCCTTGGTCAGGTGTCGGTTGGCGCCTACACGTGGACCACATCGGGCGCTAACCAGAATCCCATCTCGATCACCTGGCAGTTGCTGCAGGACTCGAATCGGGATATCGCCGCGCTGGTGGCCGACCGGATCGCGGAGCGATTCCAGCGGGGCCAAGCTGATTTTTGGGTGAACGGAACCGGTTCGTCGCAGCCTTTCGGCATCACGACCAACACCACGACCACCTCGATGTTCACCGCCGCCACCATCGATAAGGATGAGCTGATCGCGGCTGTGCACGATGTCGACCCGGCGTATCGCAACGATGCCATCTGGGTGTTCAACGACGCGACCCTGGAGGCGATCCGCAAGCTGGAGGACTCGACCGGTCGCCCATTGTGGACTCCGCAAGCGAGCGCTGGCCTGGAGGGGTCCATTGGTGGGACTCTGCTCGGCCACCGCGTGGTGATCGATCAGTCGTTCGCCAACTACACCGATGGTGGGACCAACAAGTGGGGCGTATTCGGTGCTGTGAAGACCGGTTACCTCATTCGACGGGTTAACGGCATGCGCCTGATCGTGGACGACTACAGCGGCAAGTCGGCGGCCCGCATCGAGTACGCCGCGCATGTCCGCGCTGACGGCACCGTGCAGAATCCTCACGCCTACACCGTGTTGAAGAACGCCGCCTAATGCGCACTGTGCGCCAGTTGCAGGCCCGTGAGGCAGCGCTGGTGGCCGAACTCGCCGAAGTCCGCGCGGTACTCGCCGCGCGGACTGGCGAGGTCGCCCCAGAAGACAAGCCCGCGAAGCGAACCCGGCGTAAGGCGGTGCAATGACCTACCCCGATCCCGCCGACCTCGCGCAGTGGCTAGGCGTAGACGCCGAAAACCCTAATGTGGTCTGGTGCATCGAGTCTGCCGCCGATGCCGTCGAGAAGGCCTGTGGCCGAACGTTCCGAGCTGTCACCGATCCCGAACAGCGGACCTATCTGACCCGCCACTTTCACGGTCGGACATTCGTCGATGTCGACGACGTGATGACCGCAGACGGTCTATTGGTGGAGGTTGACGGCGTGGAGGTCACTTCCTTCACATTGTTGCCACCCAATGCCGCTCAGCGTGGGAAGCCTTGGACGCAAGTTGAATTGCCAATGGGCACTCATGGTTGGGTCGCGGTCACCGGACGCTGGGGGTGGACTGAGACTGAGATCCCTTCGGCTATCCGTATAGCTACGGTGATCACCGCCGCCCGCTTGTACGACCGCCGGCAGAACGTGGCGGGCTCCTTGTCGGAGCAAAGAATTGACGACGTCGAATCCACTTGGCGGGTGTCAGCACTCGATACCGACGTTGAAATTTTGGTTGCTCCATACCGAAGAATATGGGCCGCAATCTGATTGCGGGCTTAACGCCTCTTGTGCTCGCGCTGTCCATCCCAGGAGAAGGTGTACAACGAGACCGGTGTGCCGAACTGTGCGGAATAGATGTCGATAATTTCGTCGATCTCTTCCGGCGCCGGCTCGTGTGCGGCAAAGTCGAGTCTGATCAGTGTCAGTTCATCGTCATGCGATAGGACGTAGCTGTCGAACTCTGTGCCGACTATTGCCTGAACCCGGTTCGATACCGATTTCAGCAATTTGTCTCTAAGCGCGGGTGTTCCTCGCGTGAAGCGCGCAATCGCCAACTCGAGCGCGCGGACGGACTCTGTGAGGGCTTGGAGCTGCTGAGGTTCGGAGACCTCAGGTGGTGGGGGCTGTTGACCTGCAACCGCTTTCGCCCCAGCTATTTTCGATTCGAGTTCACCCCAAAGGCGGCTGTAGCGACTCCGGACGGACGTCAGGTTGCGTCCGGCGGACAGAGCTATGGATTCGCATAGTCGTCCGATTCCGGCCTCATTTAGGAGGACAGCGTTGTATTGGGCAAGCGGATGGCCGGTCAGCTGGGTTAACTGATCGAAGTTGGCCAGGATTGGCGTGACTCGCGCGCGGTCCTCACCAAGCCTCTTGGACAGAGAACCAGCTTCGAAGTTCAACCAGGGTTTCTCCACATTTTCAGTCGTGACGACGATGATTCCGTAGTCGCTAGTATCCAACCGCTTTTGAATCTCGCCGAACCAAGTCTCTCCAGCGGGGATATCTGACTCGCTGAACCACGGGTCGATGTTGTCGAACATTTCGGGTAGCCATCCGTGTAGCGCGCTGGCGACGTTCTTCGCCAGCGGCCCGGACCAGCTAATGAATATTCGGAAGTCGTTGGCTGCCATACGTTTTAGACCAGCTTCCACTTGTCGCGTTCGATCCTGTTGACTTCACGTTCGAGGCGATCAGGCACCTTCCCACGACGGGCTGGTAGCGGCTCGGCGTAAAGAGTCGCGATCTCCTGCAGTGGTGTCCTTTTCAGCTCGCGCTCAAGCGTTCGGAACCACGTTTTGGTGTAGGGATTCACAAGGTCGTCATCCTGCACAAATTGATGAACCTCGGGCGGAGTCGGTCTCACATCAATTGGGCTGGAGATTGACCACTGGCTCCGGATCTCTTGATTCTGGATGACGCCGTGCGTGGGTTCGGCGGCCCGCAGATCCGCGATGCCTTGCCGCCATTCAGAGATCCGTAGTACGCGGGTTTCCCGCCGAAGCCGTCGTTGTTCCACACCCCAGTTGCTCCACGGCGCGATTAGCGAGCCGACGACGCCGGTCGCTAGACCCGCAGCGCCGCCAATAAGTGCAGAGGCGATTTCCGGTGTCACTCACTGAGCTTAAGGTGCGGGTCCGACTTGCTGCGGACTTCAGTTGATCAAGGCGTTAAATCGTTGAGCAAGCAAGCCGCTCAGCCCGGTAGCGCTGCCCTTCTCGATCATCTCTGTGACTAGGTTGGATAGGTCGTCGTCATCCAAAGCGGTGATGAATCCTCGTTGGTCATTGGCGGTGTCTTTTAACGATGCCAGAACTTGGTCCTTGTCCGAATATGAGCGATAAACCAGGAGTCCGTATTTGCCACGTGACGGAGAGAATCTTCCCGCGATCTGGTCATATTCTGGATTGGCAAGGGGGCGCGAGTAGTTTTTGCATTCGACCATTATCTTGCCGGCGGGGTAATTGGCTGATAGCCACTTGAAAAACCCGTCTCGGGCCATGTTGTAATAAGTGATATCGATGCGCTTTCGACCCTCGTGAATTTTGGCCTGGCGAACTGGGTCAGTGAGACTAGGGTAGAGCAGCGCCGTTAAGAGCGCTTCGATAGCCTTCTCGTACGCGTCTGCGGCAGATTGCCCTGGCGCGAGCGAATGAACGGCATCGAGCAGCGACTGGAAGTCGGGCTCAGCCGTTCTGGTCGCCTCGGCAATATCGTCGTGGCTCAACGCGGCCGGAGGATGTTTCCTCTTGTCTTCCTTGAATTTCTGCAGCAAGTCGGGATTGCGATCTGTCGCATCGAGGTTGATTCGCTTCTCGACACCCGGCTCGACAGTGTTGTCTGCACTGTCATTGCCCTTATACATCTCGCGATACTTCGCCTCTACATCCTTCTTGTACACATGTGGTTGGCCCGACTTCTTCAAGAAGTGAACAAGCGACGATTGCCGCTCGATCTCGTCTCGCTGGTAGAAAGGCAATACGTAATAACGGTAATATTCGCCGGGATCGCTAAACAGCTTCCGGCGCACAATACTCTTTGGCACGAGGAGCAATGGTGCACCTCCGGCAAAAGGGAGGTCTGCATGTTCGGGTTCATCCCACTTGCGCGCATGACTATTCCAGCAGCTTGGTACGGACAACGATTTGGTCAAAGTTATTCCGTAGTACTTGGCGGTAGCGTGAGTGTAGTTGATGAGTTGTCTGCGGATTATATTGGTGACAACGTCTGATATTCGATCTTCGCGAACACCTTCAATAAATAGTGCAGTATCTTCGAGGTCGGTGATGAGTCCCGACTCTAGCGCTTTACTGGTCGATAATTCTTCGTAGAACTTCTCAGCGAGACCGTCCCCAATGCCACTGCCTCTGCTCGACGCTGAGTAGCCTAATCGGGTTGAGTTGTCTTCACCGAGATGTGACAGCAACGCCTTGGCCTGCTGGTGATCTTCGGCGATTATCAAGTCGAGGACCGTCTGGAAGAACGTCTGGACTGCGCTTGCGCACTCCTGCGTCCACTCCGAGTCGACATTGGCCAGGACTGCAGGGTCTATGAATAGCGGGATGTCACGGTCGACATACACATCTATAAAGTCAAACGTCCCTTGAGTTCCGCTCAACCCGAACACTTCAGAGACTCGCTTCGAACCCTGTTTTGCCACGAGACGAGCGTAGGGGATTCACTGACTAAATTGGCGAAAGCTGTCGCATTCGCTATTTAGGGGTTGGAGAAGCCACCACTCGCTGTTGGGGTCGCCGCACACGACTCTTGACAATCAGGCATGCCCCATGCGCTGTCGTAGCTCGGGACCGTGCTGGAACTGTGTCGGATCGTTGCAGGGAATGGTGGAATCGAAATCGGCCGGCACCAACTGCCTGCCAATGGCCTTTTCGAGGCACCGGAAGCACTCATTGCGCGTCAGCCCGGACTCCGCCCAAACCTCGTCTGTGACCATGTAAATCGTGTTGTCAGAGTGTTGGCAGTTTGGGCAGCGCAGATCCCACGTGAACAGTTCCCAGTCGTAGCGGTGGACGTGTCCATTGCTCCATTCATACTCCCGCCAGCCGTGGCCACCGCTGACTCTGACGATGGACACCCCGGGGCGATGTTGGGGGTATTCCGTCTCTTCAACGTTTTCGATGGTCGCTTCGACCTCGCTGAGGTCGTCGAACAGATCCCAATCGCCCTCTAGCACTTCAAGCCCGGCCTCTTCGCCGTAGCCAGAGGTGCGCATGCTCCACGAGAAATCGAAGCCGGGTCGTGGACGGTACTCGAACGCGGGTTCATCAGTCATTTGATCGCTCCCTTCCGCGCGGCAAGGATAGACCCCGCCACCGACAGGTCGCGGGTTCTTCGTGAGGGTGATTTGCGCGGCTCGCGCCGCCGCACCACCATCAACGTGAACCGGCCCCGGTCCTAACTCTCCTAGGATCGGGCCGGGTTCGAACCAGCTACGTGAACAACCGCCGCCACCACGGCGCGCCGGTGTACGTCTTGGCCATCGCGATCATCCCGCGCCGAGGGGCGTCCGGCCCGTCCGGGTGATCGGGGTTCAGTTCACGGCGGACCATGACCCCCAAGTGTTCCGGCGTCAGCGGGTCGGCGTAGCGGTGCTACGTCTTTATGTCGCCCATTATCGAGCGCTCCGCACGAAGACGGTGGCGATCCGGTGGACGTCATTGCCGATGGCCACCACGGTCACGCCATCGTGGTCCAGTTCTAGGACGACGCCGATCCAGCGGTCTAGGTGGTCGCGGACTTCATCGCCGGGGGAGAAGACGGTGAGCGGGTGGGCGCACTTCCAGCATGTGGTGTCCATCGCGGACAGTGCCGGGTCGGCGTTGGCGTTCTCGTATTGCCGAATGCCGCAGTGCGGACAGCGAATTGGCAT